TAGGTTATCTCAGATAGTAAATAACCATATCAGAGTTGCAATAGATGAAATAAAGGAGGATTCAAAATGATTAAGGATTTAGAGGAGAAGCAGTTGCAGGTTGCATATTTTTTATCAAGAGGTAATAGAAGTGTCGAAGAAAAATTTACAGAATTTAATATCTGTAAAGTATGGCTTGGATGGTGGAAAATGGACAATGCACAATCTGTTGCTAAGGAAACAAGAGAGAAAATTTTAAGTATGTATAAGGTATCAAATGAAACAACTAAGAATCTGACAAAGAAATCTGGAAAGAAAAATTCAGATGATTTCAAGAATAGATTGTTACATTTAAGACGTTCTAATTGTGGAAAGTTAAGGCACTTATTAAAGGAAAAAGGATTAGACGAAAAATATTATATTGTTGATAAAACTGCTTATGGTGGAAGTGTAACAAGGCTTGGAAGATATGCTATTTATAACAATGGTCAATCACCAAAAGAAAAATCACAGTATTTTGGTAGCTTTGATGAAATGAAAGAAGCGATTGAAAAATTTGGTGAAATAAAGGACAAGAGTAATGAATAGAGTACCACATTGTAATGAATGTGACAGATGTAAATATACTCAAATGCCGTGGTCTAACACAAAAGAGTATAAATGTTATGAAGTAGGAACATCAGAATATGGGGCATTTGTTGGATTTCTTGGTGTAGACCACCCACCAAAGACAAGTCCGAAGTGGTGTCCTAAAAGAAAGCAAAGGAGATTAAACAGTATGACAAAATTAAATATCAATATCAAAGTAAACGAGATTGAGGAAATTGCACCAGTTATTGAAAGTGTGAAGAAGTTGGAATTGAATAAAATTCCTGAATGTAACCCAGTAGTAACAGTAGAACTTGAAGTATAGGATTGGAAGGAAAACTAAAATTATGAACGAAACAAGAAAAAATACAATAACATCAACAAAACAGGCTATCAAAGATATGCTTTTACAGGATTCAGAAATTATAAAAATTCTAAATGATAAGAGTGCAAAGGAATATAAGGATGCAAACGATCTCTTAGGCAATGTAATATTTAATCATATTAATTATGACATTACTACAGAAGCGGGTATTCGCTTATCATATGAAGTAAAATATTTACCTAATCAAGATAATTTAGAAGAAATGATGACGGTTGCAAATATAGCTATTGTACAGCTTGGAACTAATTTTATTGATAAGGACTATAATATGTATATTGATATTTTGTCAGAGAAAATACTAGATGATGTAATAAAGAGATTCTCACCGATAATGTATAGTAATATGCCGATTGAAAGTCGTTCTATAGGTGGAAGAATTATTGAGTTTGCACTTAAATAATCGGCAGACATATAACTATTGTAGAGATATGTATGGATATTGGACATCAGAAGTTATTCATACATGGTGTTCCAAGAAAGTGAGGAGAAAAATTGATTACTAGAAACGATTTGTTGGGCAAACTTCGTACATACAAAGAAGCCCCTGATGATGAAAATATTCTTTATAAGCAGAAAATTAAAAAGGCTCTAATGTCAAATCCGTGTCTATTGTATGCACTTGATGATAAAGAGTTAGAATCGGAATTGTTTGACAAACATGGAAACATCAATTGGGAATGGAATGAAGATACAAAGCAATATGAACCTCTTGGTGAATGGGATAGATATTTTGGTAGCGATTCTCTCATTCGTCCATTTTTATTTATTCCAGACACTCAGACAAAAGTACGAAATTATCTTTGTTATCAAGTAAGTTTTCAAGACACAGTTAGATATCAACCTGGATTAAAAGAAACGTTGGTTACTTTTACTATTTTTGTTCATGGCAATGATAGGATGGATAAATTAACAGGTATTCCAAGACACGATCTTATTGCTTCTATTATAAGAGAACGATTTGCATGGTCAAATGTATTTGGGATGCAAACGCACATTATATCAAATCGTGAATCTACTACGGATAACAATTACGTTGTTCGTACTCTTGTATTCCAACTTACGGACTTAAACAGTAAGATTCAAACACCTTATGGTGGAAAATCACAGTTGATTAATTATCAGTTAAGGCGATAGCAGTAAAGAAAATCATACAATCGGAAGACATACACCGATTCAAAACAAATGTATGGATATTTCCCAACAGGCAGGAAGTAAAAGAAAGTCTGTATCGGAGATCAAGAATATCTAACGTGCAATTCAGCACATTTTCCATTAATAAAAAAGAATATTAGGTCTGCTGCCAGATGGTAGCTTATTAAGGTGCGTTTTGATTATGTGCTTTCTTGATCTCTGATTTATTAGTAAGGAGGATTATGATTAATGATAATAAAGAAACAAAAATATGTAAGAGGTGTGGGAGGGAGCTTCCATTAGATAAATTTAAGAGTAGCCATGATTATATATGGTGTATGTGTAAAGAGTGCTTCAATGAAGGAATGCGAGAGAAGCGTTATCAACAAAGATTATCAAATGGCTTGGAAGTATATCACAAAGACAAGTCTATGAACATACAGAGGAAATACAAGAAACCATACCATTTTCAAATTTTGTATAGGTCGGAATCTGGTATTGATACTATTGCAAAAGATGAAGTATTTGTGCGTTTATTTGACTATAAATCGGTATGGACTTCCAATTATGGCAGGATAATTCAGAAGTTGGATGATGGCACATATCAGCTTGTAAAAGGTGTATATTCAAGAGCCACAAAGGAATTGACCTATACACTTGACAGGAATGTTTATTTCAAGTCTAAGAACAGGTGGGGATATAGGAGAGAAAAGGTAACTGCCAGTGACCTTGTAATTAAGATGTTTGTTGTTAATTATGACATGAAAAATAATACTATGGTGTGGCATAAGAACAATGATACAAAGGATAATTACTACAAACATTTATTCCCAGTTACCGACAAACAGCACAATGAGATTTTAAGAATACATGAACAGGACGGAGCAATCACAGATAAGCAGATTATGGAAATTGTCAATGCGGTAGAGTTTAAACCCGATGACTGGAAGCCTTGGTACAATAAAAGAACTTATGAAGGTGTTGGCTATGTCGGTGCTGATACTTCAGAGATTGATTACGAATCATACTCATTTATCAAGTGGAAGAATATGATACAGAGGTGCTACAGTGATGTTGTGCATAAATTAAAGCCTTATTACATGGATAAGGAAGTTTGTATTGAATGGAAGAACTACCAGAATTTCAAGATATGGTTTGATGCACATTACATTCCTGGAACTAAGGTTGATCTTGACAAAGACCTGCTCTATAAGGAAGGCAATATATACAGTCCAGAAACGTGTGCATTTATGACGCATTTCTTGAATACTGTATTTGAAGATAGAGGAATCGAAAGTAATATTCAACAGAATGATGATGGTACATATTCAGTATCAATGAATGTTCTTAGTAAAAAGATTGACATAGGTGTATTCGATTCAGAGGAAGAAGCACACAGCGGATTCATTGATGGCAAAATTGATTATATTTGTAACCTTGCAGAAAAGTGTAAGGGCAAAGTGCCAGATTATGTGTATGAAGGTATGCTGAATTATAAGATTGAAATTGACTAATAATTGGAGGTGGCAGATTCAACCCTGCTGCCTCTTTGCAGTTTATAAAGGAGAAAAAAAGGAAATATGGCTTATATAAAGGTCAAGGATAGAAGAAGGTTTGAACGAAAAGAATTTAGAGATTACATAAAGTTATCAGATGATAAGGTGCTTGATACAAAGAAAAATAATATAGATTTACTTGGTGATGATGAAATATTCATACAGTTGGAAGATACACAACACTACTGGATTTCAAATCATGGCAGACTTACAAATAATATGAGGAAAGATAAGACCTTCTTTTTTCATAAGATGGATAGCGGTGATCCTAAAAGAAGTGTACATTGGACGATTGTAACATATGATATTGATGGAACTGCTTTACATGAAGAGACAAGTCCAGAAATTCTTGTAGCAAAGTATTTCTTAATCAAGCCGACAGGACGCAATAAGATATGGCACATAGACGAAAATATGAATAACAATTACTACAAGAATCTGATTTATGTATCTGCGGAAGAGTATGAGTTGTTGAGAAAGCACGTAAAAACAGTTGCAGAACTTGGAAGAGAGCAGGAATATTACGATTACAATACTGTCAAGGGCAATCCAGCTTATAAAATTTATGAGGGGATTTATGCAAGATGTTATGGCGGTAGTTCGTTATTTGTAAATCGCTGTTATGATGATGCTTTTATGTGTGATGAGTGGAAGAATAGTAGAGATGCATTTGCCGAATGGTATTCTGCAAATTATTATGAATGTGACGGAGAACGTATGGCAGTTGATAAAGATTTATTGTGTCGTGGTAATAAAGAGTATGCACCAGACAAATGTTGCTTATTACCTGAGACAATTAATTCTGCACTGGCAAGTGCTACAAAGAGACGGAATCATTATAGCAAAAAAGTTTATGCTATCGGTGTTGATTACGACAAAGGAAGAGACAAGTTCTTAGCAAGAATAACACCATTCGGACACGATAAACAAGTTAAGCTGCACTATTGGAATACAGAGGAAGAAGCATTTCAAGAATATAAGCTATTCAAGGAATCTGAGATTAGGATATTAGCTTTGAGATATAAGGATAAGATACCAGACAGGCTATTTGATGCATTGATTAAATATGAAGTGTGTCCATATAGTCCGTATGAGAGTTAAGATACAAGGTATATTGGATAGAGAATTATCTAATATACCTTATTTTTTACCTTTTTTGAAGAAATATATGGTAGAATTAAAGAAAAACATGAGTGTATTGGAGGTCGTTACATGGATGAATTAGGTATGTTTAATGAAGATATTGATAAGTTTTTAGATATGAATGATGATTTTGATTTAACTCCAAAAGATTATTATGATGAGTTTTCAAAAATGTGTTTTAAATATTCAGATAGTTCTATAGTTCCATATTCTTTAGTACACGAGTTGATTATAGAAGAATTTCCTTGTGAAGAATATTATATGCAAATGCTTATGGATGTATATTCATTTTATAGTATTGGAGATGATTTCTTAGAGATACTGAAACAGCTTATTAATGATGGATATTGTAGAGAGTATCAGAAAAAAGCATATGAGATAATAAAAGAACATGTTAAAAATAATTATATAGTTGCATATCGTGGGGAATTTGAGGTGGATGATAAAGGAAATTTGGATTATACACAGTCTGTTAGTTTTACATTAGATTATGAACAGGCAAAATTTTTTGCAACAAGATTTAAGATGCTACCATTGACAAAAAGTGTTGTCTATACTGTGAAAGTACCTATAGAAGATGTGCTTGCTTATATTGACAGAGAAGATGAAGTTGTTTGTTTGCCTATTTGTATGGGCGGCAACATGGAAGTGATAAAAGAAGAATCATTTTTATAGGCAATCAAGGAAGGAGACAAAAATGAGTGTTGTATTTGGGTATATCGGAAAAGATGGTGTGTATTTAGCTTCAGATAACAGAATAACAGATGCTGAAGGTAATTTTGTTTCAGATGATGATATTAAAATTGAAGTAGTCAACAACAAGACTGCTGTAGCATTTGCTGGTAATTATGCAGCACAGAATTTTTTCTTAAAATGTTATAAAGAAAGACCTGGATACCCAAATTGGTTTGTGAATGATCTTGCAAGCAATATATGGTCAATGTGTGATGCTATTACTAAAATGGATATGGATTGGGCAAAAGCTATAGCAAATAGCATTGCTTGTTTTTTAGTTGCAGGAAAAACAAAGGATAATGAGATAAAATTATTTGCAGTTACTTTAAAACAAGGACATATTGATTTAAAAGAAGTTCCAATGATGCTATTTCAACCGGCTGATTGCGATTTTAACATGTGCGCAAATATATTATGTAAAAATATAAAACAACATTTCAAAGATTTCCCAAAGCGTACAATACAAGAAATATCTAAGCTAAGTGACTTAGTAAGTGATTCTGGAAATATGTGGATGTATGATATGAAAATGGATGAGAGTAAATTTATTGTTTTGTAAGACATTATAATGGTTGGTATATATTTACAATATGATATATATCACATTGAAGAATCCTTCAAAAAGCAAAAGGATAGGATGGAAAACAGTAATAAATATAAAGATTATTATATCTTGCATGACTGTTATAATTATTACAGTGTAGCTCATTAACTGCTCTGTAATTAAGATATACCTATTGCTACTAGGTACTTAAATTGCTATCGTTTAAATGTACCCCCCTCCCTTTAGCATAGTGTTGTGGATAAAAAAGAAGTTGCCAGTTCCGACATACTAGCAACCCCTTTGTTTATATCTGCATTATGAAAAAAGAAATAAACCTACATGTAATATATTATATTATTAATTAAATAAGTGCAATAGCAATATAAAAATTATTATCGTATATCATATCGTAGTGTACAAAGAATGGGAGTGTAAGTCCGAAAAATAGGGGATATGTTTTGAATATCAATATCGAATATGAGCAAAATATGCAGAGATTTAATATGGGTTGAAATATCGGAGTAAGAAATGATGGTCATATGTTATGTTGGAATATATTATGATTTTGCTAATACATGAGAAATAATGAGATTTGCCAGTAAAATAGGGCGTAATAAGAGATTTTTATAAAAACAATGTTATCGTGAGATATATTACTTTGATATTCAAGCTAATATATCTTTATATCATATCTGCTGCCAGTTTATAATGGTTGGTCTGAATCTGTAGTGCATAATAAGCACTTTAAAAATAAAAAGGACTACTTTTCAGCAGTCCCATCTATCTTTATCAAGTGTTCTTTCAATACCATATTTATATACTGACTGAATGACCTATCATCACTCTCAGCCAGTTGTTTGATTCTTTCAATGACATCTTCATCAAGGGTAATACTTACTTTGTTTTTTAATGGTTTCATTCAATCACCTACCTTATGATTAATATACCATTATGTGCTACTAATTATTGATAAGTAGGATAAAGTGTGATAAAGTAGTATTAACTAATAAAGAAGTCGTGTACAAAAGAAAGAGGTGAGAATAATTAAGGCTAGAGCTGAATGCAGATATTCTACGGACTTATTGCGTTCAAAATGATAATTTTTACAAAGAGGGAGTGATTGAAAAATGAAAAAAAAGAGTATCGCAATTATATTAGCATTTTGCTGTTGCGTGTCTGTATTGGGCTGCACAAATGGACGTAACAATTCTGTAGAGGAAACAAAGGAAAGCAAAGTCGATATTAACGACTTTAATGTTGTTGAAGAAGGCAATAATATGTTACCAGAGAATTATGCAGACTATATAAATAAATGTGCTAACTATTATTACAACTACGTTGATGTTGGAGATTATTCGAGCGTTACTTATTCAATAAGAAAAAATGCTTCAGATACAGACGAAAGTTATAATGAGAGAAAACAAGATGCTATATACGAAGTTATAAGTAATAATAGTAATGTTAAAACATATCCAAAGGATATATACGACAGCTTGATTTCAACATTAGGTGATAATATAAAAAAAGAGTATGAGGAATATAAGGAAGAAGATCAGTCGTTTGGTGATTATTTGTATGATGAATATGGATATAAAACTATTGATGAGTTTGACAAATGGAGTGAAGAATATACACAAAATTATTTAAAACAGATGATGATAGTTTATATTATTGCTTATGAAAATAAAATTACTGTTAGTTCCGAAGATATAATAAATAAGGGGAATGAACAAGCTGAATTATATGATTATAATGGGTATGAAGATATTGTGACTGAATATGGAAATGAAATGAATACTGAGTTAGGATATTCAGTTTTATATACAAAAGTAATGGATTTCTTGGTTAGTATATCAATAGGTGAGTAATTAAAGATACATAAGGAGGAAAGAATTATGGCTATGATTAAGTGTCCTGAATGTGGACAGGAGATTTCAGACAAAGCAAAAAAATGTATACATTGTGGAAAGATATTTGTGGAGGATACAAAAGAAAACATATGTATGGAGTGTGGCAAAATTATTCCAGAAGATAGTGATTTGTGTCCATACTGCGGTTGCCCTGTTGAAAAAACAGCATCTCAAAAAGTAGAGGTTACTGGTATAAAAGTGAGCAAGAAAAGTAAAAAAATGTTCGCTATTATAGGAGTTGTAGCGTTAGTTGTATGTATTATTGCAATTTGTGGAGGACTGTATTTTAAAAAAGTATCTGAACAGAAAAAAATAGATGAATATAACACTTATATAGATAATGTTAATTCGGCTTGTGATAATATGTTATCAAGTGCTGCTACAGGCGAAACTATATGCAACTTAACAAGGTCAGTTTGGTACAATGCTATATATAAAAAAGATGATAGTACAACAAATAAATATACTAAAACACCTACAACTAAATACAAGGGAACTCAGTATTATGCGTTTGTTGATGATTTCAATGAAGCACTTCAAAATCTATTTAAAGATGAAGATATCCAGAAGAAGATAAGTTCGATAGAAAGTAGTCAGGACTCAATAAATGAAATGATGAAAAAGTTACAGAATCCAACTGATGATTTAAAAGACTGCCACGATGCCATATTTGAATTAAATGAAGTATATAATAGTTTAGTTTCTTTGGCTACAGATCCAAGTGGAAATTATACATCATACTCATCAAGTGTAAATACTACAATTAATGATTTTAAAAATAAATATACAAATATTAAGAATAAAATTCCAGAAAAAAAGTAAATTGAAGAGGAGAAACATGGCATTAATAAAATGTATTGAATGTGGAAACGAAATTAGCAATAAAGCAGAGGTGTGTCCTAATTGTGGCTGTCCAGTAAGTGAAACCGTTAAGGAAAAAAATAATAAAAAAAAGAAAATGTTAATAATGATTCTTATTCCTATAATAAGCATTATAATGATATGTTGTTTGGTTATAGGAGCATCGTTAATAATAAAGAGATATAACACTAAAACAGGTTATTATAATAATTTGAAATGGGGTATTACTTCAGAACGACTAGAAAAGAAATTAAAAGATGTAGAAAAAGGCTCGAAGGATAATTGTTACATACAGACACAATCTGATTATGAAGGAATAACTGGTTTGTCTGCTGCTATATTTTATTATTGGGATGACAATAATAAATTCAATCAGGTAGCTATATTATTGACATATAAAGGCACGGAGCTTTCTAATAAAGTAATGCTTGAAAAATATGTGAGTCAATATGATGATAGATATGGAGAACATGAATGTTCAAATTCATATACATATGAATGGGAGACAAGTAAAACTAAGATAGAATTAATTAATGTAACTGGTAATGTAGTTTCAGTTAAAATATATGATAAAAACAATCCAAAAGAAGATGATAAATAAGCCTAATAATTCATAAAACACATATAGGTATGCAGGTATAAGTGCTTGCATACCTTTTTTATACCTCCACCTACATACAAGGTACTTAAATTCCAAAGGTTTAAGAGTACCCCACTATGGTATATATGCTTGCTTAAATCAACGATTTTGAGGTCAAATTGGCTTTGCTGTTCTATAGGTGAACAAGTTTACCTGTGATGGGTTTTAAAGCGGATTTGAGTTGATTTTTATTGATTTATTCAAAGGATATGAGGGGGAAAAAATATCGAGAGGTAAAATTTTTAGGTCACTGTATAGAGCAACCAACTACAGGGCGGTAGAGAAAAACAGATCCATTTTTTAGTTTATGCCACCCCCGACACGCTATATCATACCAAACCAGTAGGAATTATACACAATAAAACATATCAATAAAACAGTATAAAAAATAAGGGTGTAACTTCATTGGCTACACCCTTTTATTATGTCTTTCTGTATTCTGTTTGTTAAGCTTCATTCAAAATATATTCAACTGCTTTTTCTGCTTTGCTTGAAGCTGATACAATAAACTTGTTATCATTTCTTAAAACCCTCAACCAACTTTGTATATATGCGGTTGAATTTCTGAAGCTTTTCTTTGTTTCAATTCCTATTATGTTCATCAAGTTAGCACTTCCAATTTCTGCTACAAGTTCTTCTTTGCTGTATTCCTCAGAGCCAAAAGCCACAAGTTTATTTTTTCTTTCTTCTGCTCTGTTGCATCTGCTTTCTTTCATTGTGCTATGTACTGATTCGTGAAAAGCTGTACTATAATATTCTTCTGACTGTTTGAACTGTTCAAACAATGGTAATTGTATCATGTCAAGCATAGGACTATAAAAAGCCTTATTCCCTTTGATATGTTCAACTGTTATATGTTCTCTGTTCCAATAGTCTGTTAAAATCTTTTCAGCCTTTTCTATTGGCTCTATGTCGTGAAGTTCTTCTTTCTTCAATGGTTCTACTCCGTCAACTTGTGAGATATGAAACACATTTATATATTTTAATAGTGGTATTTTTTTAATTGCCTTTGTTCCATCCTCTTGTACTTCTTCAATAGGGTATATCTTCCAAAATACAATTATTTCTGATTTTTCACCTTTGCGGATGTGACCGCCTAAATTTTTCCATTGAGAAAATGTAGCATACTCACCTGATTTAGAAAGAAGCATTTGATTTAATATTGAATAAGGTTTTTTACTTACTCTGTTATATGCTCCATCTTTTACACCAGTCCAAGGCTTTTCCCATGGAATAAATCCATTTTCTAATTGTTCTATTATCCTATCTGTTACCATTTCATATACATTTTTACTCATATGAAAACCTCCTTTAAAAAATTGATAATGTTTTGTTGTTAATATAAATATACACTTTTATTCGTGCATTTGTCAACACGAATATTCGTGTACTTTTGCACAAAATTCATTAGATATTCTTGTACACTTTTTTGGGTGTATTCACGAAAAAAGGTGTTGACAGTACACGAATATAGGTGTATAGTGTAGTCAAGGTCAAGGACAACAGACCTACAACAACAAAATAATTTCATCATTAAGGAGGTAGTCATTATGTATATGACAAAGAAAGAACTCGAAGAAAAGATTGAGGAAGTAAGAAAGTATAAGAGTATGGCAGAAGAAGCAAGCAACATTCAGAAAGCCTTGGAGCAGGAAATAATCTCATATATGAATGAGAACAACTTAACAGAAGAATTTACTGATTCAGCAAAAATCACTTATAAGGAACAGACAAGAGCAACACTTGACAAGAAAAGACTTGAGGAAGATTTAGGCGACTTATCAGAATATGAAAAGGTTACAAGCTACAAAGTTTTAAGAATCAAGTAACAAGCAGTTAGCAATCAGCAGGGCAAAGGGTGGGAACACCCACCCGACACCCTAAAGAATAGGAGTGATTGACAATGAAAAAATATATAACCTATGAAGAGCCATTGCAAGGAAGAGTTTTCACAGAAAAACAGATGTATGAAGTATATAGAGATATGGCAGACAAGAAAGAATATCCAGGCTTTGAATGTTGGTTTACAGATATGTTAAAAAGCGGAGTATTTGAGGAGGTGCAGGCATGAAAACACAGACAATACAATTTGCAACAGTTACTAAAAACGGAGTAGTCCAGAAAGTTAGTAAAAGTACCATATTACAGCCAAAAACCAACTTTAAAGGCGGTTCTATTAAGTGGTACGAGGATAAAGAAAGCAGACAAATAAGCACAACGAGGCAAGCGGTTCAGCCGTGGGATTCAATTCTAACTTGCCTATCGGCAGAAATGCCACATTATAATAAGAAAGAAGGTGAGACAATGACAAGTACAGATTTAACAGTATTAGAGCCATATTGCAAAGATGATATGCGACAACTGAAAAAGTTATCAAAGTCAATCTTTTTGAGGCTTAACGAGCCATTGACAGAAGCAGACTATGACGATTTTTATAGTATCGCAAATATGACATTATGGCAGTGTTACAACTCTTATAGCACAGATAAAGGAGCAAGTTTTAATACTTTTCTTTGTGATTGCTTGACAAAAAAATTCAAGTCAGAGATAAGAGACAGACACAGAGAAAAAAGAGTTATCAATCAACTTGCAACTTCATTAGATGCAACTAATGACAGCGAAGAAGAATGTAATCTACTGGATTTTATAGCATCCGATTTTGACACATTCGAGGAAGTAATCAAAAACGACAACGAACAATTTCAAGACAAGGTACAACAGTACATTTCAAAACTTTCTAATCAGCAGGTAAATATATTAAACCTTTTGATTGATGGATACACACCTAAAGACATACGGCAGATTTTAGAAATTTCATCAACTGAATATGCCGAAAATATGAAGATTATGAGAAGTTTTGAAAATGTAAAGATTTTATTTTAGGAGGTAATCACTATGAAGAATATCAGAAAGCAGACATACACATTAGAGCAGTATTTAAAGGATATGAAGGCAGAGAAAATCAGAACGGATCAGGAATGTCAGAGATTATCAGGACAATGGAATCCAAACATGGTAAATGAACTGATTGCATCGGTTCTGACAGATGATTATATTCCACCCATTATTTTAGGTGAGGAAACCACATCAAACGGAATCACAAGACAGTGGATAATTGACGGATTGCAGAGAAGTAGCACATTATCATTATTCAGATACGGAAACGCAAAAATAACAAAGAATCTTGATGAATATATGGTTACTTATCAGACAAAGGCAACCGATGAAGATGGAAATATAAAGCGAGACGAGCAGGGCGAAATTGTATGGGAAAATGTAGATTTTGACATTCGTAACAAGACATACGAGCAGTTACCAGAAGAATTGAAAGAGGTATTCAATGGCTATCAGTTAGAGGTTGTAATTCATCAGAATTGCGACGCAACGCAAATTTCAAAACTGGTACGCAAACTGAATAATTGCAAGCCTATGAACCAGGCACAGAGAGCTTTTACATATATAGATGCGTTTGCAAGGGAGATAAGAGAAATTACGGAAAACAGATTTTTCAAGGATATGTACTCTTGCAACAACAAAGACAGAATAAACGGAACTTTTGAAAGAGCCATCGGAGATATGGTTATCTTATCTGAATACCCTAATCAGTACAGAAAAGATACAAAGATAGGCTTCAAGTGGTTAAATGAAAATGCAACCATTCTTGATTTTGAAAATCTTGATGATTTACTCACAAGGTTAGTAGAATCAACGGAAATCACAAGCGAGATAAGGGAACTGTTCAATAGAAAGAGTGCATATATCTTTGTGGCAGCATTTAAGGCATTTACAAAGTTAGGAAGGGAAGATAAAGAGTTTGGGGAGTTCCTGCATTGGTTAATTGCAGAAGGCAAAAATACAGAAATCAACGGAAAGACTTGGGTTGAATTAGATGTAGACCGTTCTACAAGGGATAGTGGAACAGTACACGGAAAACTTGATTATCTTACAGCACTTATCAATCAGTATTTCACAGAGGTTAAGAAAGTAGCATAAGGCAAAAGGGGAGGGCAAACCTCCCCGATATAAGAGAAATTGAGGTAAAGCATATGAATACAATATCAGATATTTTGATGGATATAGACAGAGGTTGCCTTGCTAATAATATGATTGAGGATTGCTTCACATACAGAATTGTATATTTTGTCAATGAGGGAAACAACGGAAAGAAATATTATCTTGACAGCTCATACAGAGATTTACGGAAATCATTGGAAAGTATTATCAGAGGGAATTTAACCTTGACAAATAATGTTGTTATAGCAGAGACAACAGTATTAAAAAGAGGGAAATGTACTTGTTTACAGAGTAGGTCATATTCATTCAATTTAGAAGAATATTTCAAGCGGATCAAGGGAGAATGTAACAGCAACAGAAACAATCAGTATTGCAGATATGCAGGATAAACGGAAGGCAGGATATACATATATGTTTAATTTTAGAATCATCACAACAGCAGACGGAAACCAGATTATAGATAGAAACTTAAAAACTCCATATGATGCACTTACACCAACGCAAATGATGGAATACATGGAAATGGATAACAGCCTTGCTTTTATGGATAGAATGGAACGCAAGGCAAGAGAGAAAGCGGAGCATATGAGGAGAGTTGCAAGGAATCCATTTTACAGATTGGCTTGTATGGTAGGTTTGATGTAAAAGGAAACTGTAAAGGATGGGGCAGCTTAAAATATAGCTGTCCTCAATGGAAAAGAGGTTGATATTATGGCTTATATACTTACAAATGGAAATTATTACATAACAGTTACAGACACAGGAAAGACAACAAAAACGAATAATATAGATGAAGCAAAGTTATTTGCAACTATTGGTAAAGCACAAGAGAAAATCAAGAAAGCACCAGCAAAAACGAAAAATTATTATATTGAGGATATAGATACGAATGTAAAAATACAATGTAATGCAGATGGAAAAATCAAGCGAAAAAGATATTCTGATAATGTAAAAAAATTGCTTTATATGAATGCAGACGGAAAATGTGCTTTGTGTGGTAGGAAGTTGTTATTTGAAGATATAACGATTGACCATAAAATTCCTTTAGCTTGTGGCGGTGCTGATTCTGTAGAAAATTTGCAAATTTGTTGTCTGGAAGATAACCAGTTCAAAGGCTCAATAATGCCTGATGATTTTATGGAACGGATAACAAGAATTTTTTTATATCAGATGGATAAGAAAGAAGGCAAGCGGTTATTATGGAAGATTGTGCATAAAATATTGAATAAGATGATATAAGCGAAAAATCAGCATTAGAAGAAGTTGCTACACCTCAACTAATGCTGATTGAAAATTAGGGAAAGGAGTGTTATAATATACACGAAAGATAATGTATATTATTTGAACGGAGAATGTTAATGATAAATTATAATAAATTGATGAAGAAGTTGGATGATAAAGGTATAACAACTTATGTTATAAGGCAAAAAGGATTAATGCCACAAAGTACATTGACAAAAATTAAAATGTGTAGTGGTGATTCAATGAAAGAAATAGAACAAAAAATAAAAGAGTACAACGAAAAGCCAGATAATGTAGAAAAGGGAAGAATATTCGCCGGTGGTGATGTATCAACAAAAACCATTGAGGATATATGCCAGCTTTTACAATGCCAGCCACAGGACATAATTGATTGGGAAGTAGAGTTAAACCCAGAGTTATCTTATGAAAATCGTTACAAAAATGCAAAATAATAGCATATAAAGAAACAGCGATTTCATCCGAAAATTTAAAGGAGGTATGACCTATGACAGCAACTAGAAGAGAAGCTATTGAATTATTGGAAAGAGTACCAGAAGATAAGCTGACTTATGTTGTTCAGATTTTAAGTGGTATTGATGGTTTGATAAGTATATCAGACAGACGAACAAAGAAAATTGATTTAGACCAGTTTGTTATGCCTACAACAGAGCGTGGCAGAAATGCAGATGAATATATAAGGGAGATGAGAGATAATGACAGAATTTAAAAGAGTGTTTGTTGATACAGCACCTATTATATACTATCTTGAAAACAGTCCTTTATATTCAGAGGTTATAAAGAGATTCTTTACAACATGTATAGAAAAGAATATACAGGTCGTTACTTCTGCAATAACAATAGAAGAGTATCTGGTATATCCGTATTCAAGTGGTAAAATGGATTTTGTTGATAATTTCAAACGATTCTTAGATTATATGAATGTAGAAATTATAGATATAAATTCAGATATTGCAGAGCAAGCATCTAAACTTAGAGGACAGTATAATGGATTTAAAGCAATGGACGCATTGCAAATATCATCAGCGATTGCATCCAGATGTGATATGTTTTTCACTAATGATAAGCAGTTAAGGCAGGAAAAAGAAATCCCTTGTATGACAATGGATGATTTACAATAATAAACAAAGCACCAACGGAAAGAAGCATATCTTTCTGAAGGTGCTTATTTTAATCCTGCTGCTTGTTATGAATTTTATCAATAGCCTTTTCTAATTCTATTGTCTGCCAGCGTTTGCGGATGATCTGACTTTGTAATTCTGATAATCTTTTATTTGTGTAGTGTTCCATCCAATTCATAAGGAAAGATGATATATGCTTTTCTGGTATCTTTTGAATGATAGCGAATATCAAATCTTCTAAGCGGTCATAAATCTTATGTAAAAAATCTTTGAAGCGGTTCGGCTTCTGAATCTCAATGTAAATGTAAATCAACTCCTTCCATATATATTATATAGGAAGAAAAACAATGCTGCAAGCTAAAATGGAAACTGTCTATAAAGGTGTCATTTTACGGAGAATACTTATTATGTAAGGAAATGTATTTGTAAAGGTGTCAATTCTATTTACAGATATATCCGAAAAGTGACAAGTGTTTTACGAACAGAAAGGACAGTAATATGAAAAATGAAGTATGGGGATATGCAAGAGTTTCTACAAAAGAACAGAATCTTGCACGACAAATTGAACAGTTAAAAGAGTTTGGAATATCTGAGAGAAATATTAAGTGTGACAAAATAAGCGGAAAGACATTTAATCGAATGGAATACAACGCATTAGTTGGAACAGAAACAACAGCACCAACTTTAAGAGAGGGAGATTTGCTTGTTATTGTCAGTCTTGATAGGTTAGGTAGAAACTATACGGAAATCAAGGAACAATGGAATTATATTATCAATGTTATTGGAGCAGATATTGTTGTGTTGGATATGCCATTACTCGACACAAGACAATCTGGTGATAATCTTGATAAAAGATTTATTGCTGACCTGGTATTACAGATTTTGTCTTATGTGGCACAAAAGGAACTTGAAAACACAAGACGTAGACAAAAACAGGGAATGGATGTTATGCCAGTAATCAATGGAAAGAAAACTTCTTTAAAGACAGGTAGACCAACAGGCAGACCAAACGCACAATTTCCCGATAATTGGAAAGATTATTATGAGAAATGGATACTAGGAGAAATGACAGCAACAAAGTGTATGGAAATACTGAATTTGAAAAGGTCAACATTTTATAAGCTGGTTAAGATTTATGAAAAAGAAATTCATAATAATAGAGAGAATGAATATATACAAAAGAAAACAATCGGAGGTGGAAATCATGGATAAGTCACATGAGGTAAATGCTTTTTGTAGTGGTATGGTTACTGGAATCAATCTCTATCAGCAAAAAGTTGTAACAGCACAGAAAAATAATGAAGCAATCAAAATTGGTGGAGAATTATATTATATCCAGAGTGCAAAAGAAAGATTGCAAGATATGGTGGATAAAATTTGTAAGTAGTAAAGATTGGAGCGATTAAATGAAAAATTTTAATGGAAAAGTTTTATGGTATAGTGACCGATTAGGTTATGGAGTAATTTGTGGTACAAATGGTGAAACATATTTCATTCACCATGAAGACATTGTTTCGTCTTCTATAGATGAAGGCAGACACAGGAATCATTTATCAAAAGATGAAAAAGTGTCTTTTGATTGGTGTTGGAAACTTAATACAGGCAATAAGAAACGTCAAGCAATAAATTTGCGAGTAATGGAGGAATAGAGTATGCATATTGATGTAGAAACAAAATTTGAAGTAGGACAGGAAGTTTTTCTTATTAAGAAGGACAGGAAAGTGATTGAAAATAAGGAAAAATGTAAAATATGTAATGGTGAAGGACACATTGTATTTAAAGGATATACAATGAGCTGCCCTGAATGTGAGGGAAGTAAGTATATTTGTGTAGATTCAAATATTGTAGACAATTATTTTACAGATAAGAAACCACATACAATTACAAGCATTGGAATAAAAACTACTGCAAAGGAAAGTAAATTGACATACATGATTGACGGAAAAGCATATGAGAGGAAAAAGGTTAGCGAAAATGAAATATTCGCCACAAGAGAAGAAGCAGAAAACCGATGCAACGAACTTAACAAGGAGGTCAAGGGTAATGGCAACAGATAGACAGACACCATGTTTATATTATGTGTGTGCAGGATTTTGTACCAAAGGTAGAAAAGCGGATCACGCTCATTATTGTCAGCACTGCAATAAATATCAACCGAGAGCAAAGGTAAGATATAAGAACCAAAAGAAAGAAAAGCTTGAGAAAATCAGAAAAAACGAGAGGTATTAGAATGAAGAGAAAATTGAAAATCTTTACATACGGATTCTATATAGGAATGATCCTATGGATATGCAGTTTGGTCGTATCTATGACTGTGAACAATGTCACAATGAAAATGCTTTTGATATTTATACCGTTAGCAATATATCAGTTTTTCACAATAGGCAAGGGAATTATCGAGGATAAGATTAAGAGAGGAAGGTATTAAGATTATGGAACAGCCAAAATACAGATTTGAAGATTTACATTTACAGAGTGATAAGAACTACACAGATATAAATGATACGATAGTAGGATTTTTATTTGACAGAGATATTATTGTACCTTTTGATATTCAGAGAAGATTGGAAGATATAACCAACAATATGCTGGCTGAACATTTTGCGGAAACACAACAGGTATTATATCCTTCTGATTTTGAAGTATCAATCAGCATGGAAATGGACACACGAACAAATAAAGTGATTATTAGTACATATATTGTCAATGCTGATGATTTAAACTTACATACAGAAATCGACATAGATACATTACATGATTATGGAAGGACAAAGAAATATTTCTTCACTGAATTAGGGTGTATTGTATTAGATAGAATCGGACAGCTACAGAAGGCAGCCAATGTTAAAGGTTGGTTAGCATCATAGCATTATAATAAGGAAGAAAGAGGGTTATATTATGATAGATACAAATATTGAATCATTAGCAATCAAAGCGGAAATTAAGCAGAGACTTAGAAAAGAGATGGAGAATAGTATATCAGAGGATGATATGAAATTTGTTCCAAAAACATTTGACGATGCATCAAGCCGATTCAGATTTTCAAGAAAAAGCAGATAGAAAAAATCGGCAAGGTATGTTATACTCATTAGGTATTAAGGGCGTGATGAACCCTTGATATACATTTTTTAATCATAGGATTATCTATAGATTGAAATTGTTTTGTTGTTGAAAAGTCATGGCTGTAACAGGTCATGGCTTTTCTGTTTTTATGGAAAGAATTATATTTGTGATTATGTGTTTCTTCCTATATAATAGAAGTAGAAATTTGAAGTGAAGGCGGTTTTTATATATGGAAGAAAAAAGTAATGTTACTAAGTTGACACAGAAGGATTACCAGAAGAAGTATGATGAAAAGACGCAATCAGTTACAATAAAGTACACACCTGCTGATATGTCAGATTATAATAGGATGATGAAATATCTTGAAAAAACAGGAAAATCAAGAAGCTCATTCATAAAGGAATTGATAAATGATTTTTTTGAAAATGAGAAATATGAAATAACTGAAAGTAGAATAGCTGACTATTATAAGATATACAATGTAGATGGAGAGTTACTTGATAAATTAAAGGCTGTTGTGGGAGAAGAAAAATACAATATAATATTGGATATTTTAAAAACATTTGTAGAAGATGAGTTGTATGATGCTTATATATATAAAGGAGATGATGTTGACATTTGGATTGAGGATTTTATGGATGAAATCAAAAATGGTGATGTTGATATAAATGTTTCTGATAAAGAATTTGAAAAAATTATTGATAAAAGTTTAAGTCATAATTTAAAATCTGTTTTCTATGGCTGAAACTTCATATCACATTTTCTCGATTTTGTCAAGTCCACCAAAATTGAATATAGGTGTTACATAGTTTTGAAATGAACCACTATATATAGATTATTAAGTCTATATGTAGTGGTTTTTCTTTTTGCGGAAATCAAAACAACAAAAAAATTCAAAAACAAGTGGAGAATATTATATATGAAAGGGTTGATTGCAAAACACTTCATAAAAATTTT